AGCCGTTCAAAACCATCGCGATCCTACAGGGACACCAAGTCGCTGTCACGATTACGCGGAAGACGATCGAGGATCTCGAGAAACTGTTCGAAGGCACGATGGGTCCAAGCGGTCCGATTGGGCCACCTGGAGCCACTGGACCGGAAGGACCGACCGGACCTGAGGGACCAACTGGTCCGGTGGGCCCAACGGGAGCCGGAGCAACCGGTGCCACAGGCCCTGAGGGGCCGGAAGGACCGCGAGGTCCGCAAGGATTCGAGGGACCGATTGGTCCGAGTGGTCCACAAGGTGAGATCGGCCCGACTGGCGTAGGTGAGACTGGGCCGCAAGGCATCGAGGGTCCAACAGGCGCCACGGGAATTGGAGCAAGCGGCCCGAGCGGTCCATCAGGTCCGCAAGGTCCAGAAGGTCCTACCGGATCGACAGGCGCTGGCGTAACTGGAGCCACTGGTCCCGTCGGCCCCCAAGGTTTGGTAGGACCCTCTGGGCCTTCAGGACCGACCGGTCCGACAGGCGCGCAAGGCCCGATCGGTGGTCCTGGTCCGGCTGGTGCGACAGGCCCGACTGGGCTGACTGGAGGACCTGGCGCCTCGGGCATCCAGGGTCCAGCTGGTCCGACAGGCTCGGCAGGCTCAACTGGGCCAGTTGGTGCGACAGGTCCTGGTGGCCTCCAGGGCGTTCAGGGTGTGCCTGGTGCTGTAGGCCCTACCGGACCGACTGGAATCGGCGTAACGGGCCCCCAGGGACCTCCAGGAGGCATCGGGGCAAGCGGTCCTCAGGGTGTGGCCGGTCCGATTGGCCCAACTGGGGTCGGAGTGACTGGCCCGGCTGGTCCAGCAGGTGCAACAGGCCCGACTGGAATCGGCGCGATCGGCCCAAGCGGTGCGGCCGGTCCCCAGGGTGTGGCCGGTCCGGCCGGTGCGACTGGGCCGACTGGAGCTGGAGCAACCGGCGCAACAGGGCCACAGGGAATACCTGGTCCGTCAGGTCCGACCGGTCCGCTTGGACCGCAGGGTTTGGTTGGCCCGACTGGAGCGACTGGGCCGACTGGCCCGATGGGCCTCACAGGTGGCTTCGGTCCGACCGGCGCAACAGGACCCTCGGGAGTTAGCGGCGGTGCAGGAACAGTCGGTCCTCCTGGTGCAACCGGTCCGACTGGGCTTGGAGCAACAGGCGCAACAGGACCGAGCGGCGTGGCTGGTCCTCCTGGAGCGACTGGTCCGACAGGTGCAGGAGTCACAGGCGCAACAGGCCCGATAGGTGCAACTGGTGATCAAGGTCCAATCGGTCTTACAGGCGATGCTGGTGCCACAGGTCCAATCGGAGCGACAGGACCCAGCGGTGTGGCCGGTGGTATTGGCCCTGTTGGTCCTGATGGTGCGACCGGTCCAGTCGGGCCTATCGGTCCAAGCGGTGTGGCAGGTCCCGAGGGAGCAGTCGGTCCGACTGGTCCAACAGGCGCCGATGGGTTACTGGGTCCAGCAGGTCCAACGGGTCCAACGGGTGCGTCTGGTCCCGCAGGCGTTGGTGCTACCGGACCAACCGGACCGACAGGACCCATCGGCGCTACGGGGCCAGGAGTTGGTGACGTCGGCCCAACAGGTCCTCCAGGTGCGACAGGGCCAACAGGTCCGAGTGGCGTTGCAGGTATTGACGGCGTACCAGGAGCAACAGGCCCAACAGGGGTAGGTGCAACAGGCGTTACTGGTCCGCAAGGACCGATAGGAGTTACGGGTCCACAAGGGCCAACAGGCCCAAGCGGTGCAGGAACGGGCGGCGGCGGTCTTGCGTACCTGGGTGATTACACGCCGCCGACGGTTTACAAGGATGGCGATTTCGTTGTCGCACCAGACGGTATCACCTACGTCTGTGTGGTTGACGGGACGAACACGCCGCCCGAGCCGTGGCCGACAGTAGGTGGTGCGTTTCCACCACATCGTGCTTCGCATGAACCGGGTGGGGCTGATGCGTTAACGTCGCTAAATGCCTCGGTGCTGACCAGTGGTCTGGTACCTGATGCACGTATCGCGACTAACGTGCCACGTTTGAACCTCGCTAACGTGTTCACCGCTGAACAGACGATTAAATTCGGGGCAGCTCGGTTGACGTTGAGTGATGACGCAGCGGTAGCGGACGCCAGACGCTTCAGTCTGGTGAATACAGGCCAGACCCTCTATGTGCAGACGAACAACGATCTTGGCGGGTATCAGTCGAATGCCGCGCTGTTCACGCGCACAGGCGACTTCACGGCGGCGCGGGACATCATCGCGACGCGCGACCATTACGAGAAGGGCCGCACAACGCCAATCGGGCACTGGATTAATTTCACGCCCCAGATGTATGACCAAGGCAGTTCGGTGATACCCAATGGGACAGTCTACGGGGCTAGGTACATGGTGATGGGGAAAACGCTGTTCCTGTCGCTGTTGTCCGATGTGGTGGGGCCAGCGAACAACAGTTCGTGGTTCTTCTATTTGCCGGGTGGTTATACCACGGCAGGGTACAGCGCGACGCCGGTCTTTGTGAATGCCTCACCACCTATCGTCTGTTCGGTCAACACGGCTCCGAACGACATCGTTCGCCTCTATCGCGACGTCATGGGCGGCGGCGGGTTTCTGCCGAGTGGGACGGTGCGCCTCGCTTTCCAGTTGACCGTTGCGATTAACTAGAGAGTTATGAGCGGCCCGAATCCGGTTACAACTGAATGGGTCCCAGTCTGGAACCCACAAGTCGTCGGCCCGCAAGGACCGACAGGTCCGGCGGGTGGACCGACTGGTGTCACGGGCCCAGCAGGTGCCACAGGTCCGACGGGTGTCACGGGTCCAATAGGCGTTGCAGGACCAACGGGTCCGATAGGACCAACTGGTCCCCAGGGTGTGATCGGCCTGACAGGTGCTACAGGCCCAACAGGTTTGACGGGCGTGGTTGGGCCAACAGGTCCGACTGGTGTGATCGGCTTGACCGGCGCAACAGGTCCGACCGGTCTGACAGGTGCAATAGGACCAACAGGCGCAACCGGTCCCTCGGGCGTAGGCGCAACGGGACCAACAGGTCCGACAGGATTACCTGGTCTCGATGGGGAGGTTCTTGATTATCTCGGCGGCTACAACCTGCCAGCACCAGTCACCTATCAGAATGGTGATCTCGTTGTTGCGGCCGATGGCATCACGTACCTGTGCGTAAAGAGCAACGTCACAACGCCTCCCGAGCCCTGGCCCACGATGCCAGGTGCGGGAATGCCGCCGCATCACGTGACGCACGAACCAGGCGGCTCAGACGTCTTACAACTGTCGGCACCCTCGAGACTATTCGGTCGAGGAAGTGTGGCAGCGGGCCCGATGCAAGAGATCGACCTCGCGGGCCTGAAGATGGTTGGAACTACGTTGTACGGCTCGATCGCAGCGGGAACGCTTGCGCAGCAACCGACTGGCTTGACCGCGGCGCACGCTGGTTTGCTCTACATGGTGACGGCTCCATACAACCATGTGTGTCGGTGGGATGGAGCGGCTTGGCAGTTTGCTCCCGGTGATTGCGGCAACGGCTATTTCACGCATCGCGTGTTTGCCCCGCAAGAACCTGGGTGGGCGCTCTGCAACGGCGTTGCGACTGATTACCTTACGGTCGGTGGTGCCACGATCACGGCGACAGCGTTCACGCCTCCGAGTTTGGCTGGGGCGTATCTCAAGGCTGGATCGGCATACAGCGGGATTCTGGGTGGGGCTTCAACACCGACCCTGGTTGGTGCGATCGCAGCGGCTGGAGCGCATGGCCATACTGGTGCAACGGATGCGGCCGGTGCACATACTCCGACGGCGACAGCGACAGCAGCAGGGGCTCACGTCCATACGGGCAGCTATACGGACGCGCAAGGCTCGCACGGTCATGGTGTCACGGTTAACGGCGTCGGCGACCACACACACGGCGGTGAAACGACAGCCGATGGCACGCACAACCACTACTATGGCATCCACGTGCTGTCGGGTACGGACTCAGCAGGGTCAATGAACGTCGACGCGGGCCAGAGCGGTGCGATGTCGCGCAGCACGCACGTACACGGTGTTGACTTCGATGGGAACACCGGTGACGCAGGATTCCATAGTCACCGACTGACAGTAACGGCAGGTGGCGCACATAGCCACACGGCAGGCACAGACGTTGTTGCAGCGCACGCGCACAATGCGGTTATCGTATCCGACGGCAACCATGCACATACGATCACGGTCGCAGCAGTGGCCGCGCACGCGCATAACATCACGGCGACGGCAGTTGGGGATCATACACATGGGAACGGTACTCTCGCGGTGAGTGGTAGCGGTGAACAAGTGCATCTTGACACCCTGGTGTATTTCCGAAGGTAACGATGTCTTTTCCTTTTCCTGATCCGGCGACAGTTGAGTGGGTTCCAGTCTGGAATCCTACGCTGAGCGGTCCTACGGGACCGACAGGGCCGACTGGCGTGACGGGTCCGACCGGTCCTACTGGTGTGGCCGGTCCAATCGGTGCGACGGGGCCACAGGGCATCATTGGCCTCACGGGGCCAACGGGTCCGACCGGCGTCATCGGCCTCACTGGTGCGACGGGGCCAACAGGTCCGACCGGCGTCATCGGGTTGACTGGCGCAACAGGCCCGACAGGGATTCAGGGCATCGTGGGACCGGCCGGGCCAACGGGGCCCACGGGCATCGGCGCGACGGGCCCGAGTGGAGCCACGGGCGCGACTGGGCCAGCGGGATCGACGGCCGCGCATCACGTGACGCACGAACCGGGCGGTGCTGACGCGCTCGTGGGGGCAGCGTGGCTGAACGTCGCCAACGTGTTCACGCAGGACCAGACCATCAGCAAGGCGATTCCTCGCCTTCGACTAAACGATACGGGTGGTGGCACCGATCTGAAGCTGTGGAGCATCGTCAACAGCGCGCTGTCGGCAGGGAGTCCGCTGACATTCAACGCACTAAACGATGCTGGGACGACGGGCCTTGCGACGCCGCTGACGCTCTATCGCAGTGGTAAGGCCGACATGGTTCAACTGAAACTGACGGGCGCCTATCCGCAGTTGCAGATCGTCGCGCCGTTGCCGTTGATTCAATTACAGGCGACTGGGCAACCGGTGGATCGTCAGAAGTGGCGCATCTGGTTGTCCGCTCAACTCCTGACGTTCGACGTGCTGAACGATGCGGAGACGGCGGTCAACTGGACGATGTTGCGCTTGTCGGACCGGGGCACGATGACCCTGATTGGCGGGGCCGATCCTGACTACCCGACGTATGTTTTGCAGGCGCCCGCGAACACGGCGCTCACGCGCCTCACATCGTGGAGCGCGAATGACTTCCGGCTGACGCGAAACTTCCGCTTCGCCGGGGGTGCGTGCTACCTCGATGACACGGCGACGAATGGTGTTCAGTTAGCGTCGTTTGGCAACTTCGCTCTTGAACTCGACTGGCTCTCGCCCGGTGCGAATCCCCGCACGGCCGCGATGCTGTTCCGCGTGGACACGGGGGGCAATGGGACGTTTGCGGCGGGTGGGGCGTTTTCGGCGGCCGTCGTGGTGAATGTAGCCGCGAATGTCATCGGCCTCAAGATTGGTGGCGCGAACAATCAGCCCGCGTTGCGTCCTGATCCGGCAGCGGACACGTTGGCGCTCGTGTCTGGCGACAACTCGCGGTGGGCGATCATGTCCGCTGCGAGTTACTACTCGCAGGCGACGGGCAATAATCTCGGTGACCTGACGTGTCGCGCCTCCATGAACGTCGGCAGCGCAGGCGGTGGGCTAGAGCTGAACGCCTGCGCGATCACGGGCGGCAACTCGTTCCAGCCGCGCGGGGTCATCTATCCCGGTCGTGTGGACGTTGCGATTGGCACGGGCAGCATCCAAGCGAGCTGGTATATCGGCAGTCACGGCGCGTATGGTCTGTACTCGAACACTGGGTTGTACTGCGCGGGACCGATCTACTCAGCAAGTTTGATTCAAGGGATTCAGGCACCGCGTGTCGCTGGGTTAGCCGCAGGAGCGCAAGGTTTCCAACCTGATATGAACACCACGGAAATGGTGACGCATTACGCCATCAACTACGGCTGCACGTTTAGCTCGCCGGTGAATGGGCGTGACGGTCAATCCTTGGTTATCGCAATTCGTGATGATGGCACGGCGAGGCCGCTGTATTGGTCTGGTAATTGGGCAGGCATGTCAACGCAGGGACTTCCGGCAGCGTCACCCGGTGGTGGACGCATGATGTGGATTGGCTTCCGCTATGCCTCTTACACTGGTTATTGGTATCTGGTCGGCGTAGCGAGTCAATAAATGGCTGCGATTGAGTTCCTTGTCGTAGGCGGAGGCGGAGGAGGTGGCAGTGGTGACAATGGCGGGGGCGGCGGTGGTGGCGGTGTCTACTGGATGCCGTCCATCGAAGTCGCCGTCGGAGCCTATGCCATTGTCGTGGGTGCCGGTGGCGGAGGCGGAGCCAATGCTGCGATCGGTGGCAATGGCGGAACGTCGTCCTTCCCGGGCTATGGTGTCGGGGGCGGAGGCGGCGGTGGTGGGAACGAGAACACGGCGGGTGCCTGGCACTCCGGCGGTGGAGCAGGATGGTACGGTCAGCCAGGCGCTGGAACCTCCACGCGTGGCGGGTATTACGGATCAAACGGCGGCGGCGGCGGCGGTGGGTTCTCCGGGAATGGTGGAGACGGTCCCGGTGGTAATGCGGGCGGCAACGGTGGCGCGGGCTATACGGCCTCGACGTCGGGCGCAGCGCAGAACTATTCCGGTGGTGGAGGTGGGGCCGGGTCAGGTACTGGTGGCGTCGGATGGGGCGGTGGTGGCGCAGGAAACTACGGAGGCGGAGGCAATGCGACCTACTACGGATGCGGCGGTGGAGGCACGCGTGTCTCAGGATACGGCGGTGCGGGTTATCAAGGCATCGTCATCATTCGATATGTCACCGGAGCACTTGTCGCATCGGGAGGCGCTATCAGTTACGTCGGGGGCTATACGATCCACACGTTCACGGCCAGCGGGACATTCACCGTGTCTCCGAAGGGCGGTGGAATGATGCTGAATTTGACGAATTGGTAGGAGGAGTCAGAATGGACGACGTGTTGTCACCGGGTCGACCGCAAGAGACCCCGCAGCAGCAGGGGATGGCAGTCACCCTTGAAGAGCTGTATCAGGTCATCGGCGAGAAGGAGATGCTTCGCTTTAAGCTGCAGGGCGAAGTGGTCAAGCTCACGAATCAAGTCGCGCAGTTGCAGCAGGAATTACTGAAGAAGGGAAACGGCAATGCCTGATATCGCACCGCCAGAGACCTCGACGATTCAGATGGCGCTGACGCGCGACATTGGCCCGGGTGGCTTCATGGAGCGCGTGCAGGCCATGCTGGCCCGCGTGGCCGGTGTCGTCCTCGCCGAGCCGGGCACGACGGCGTATCACCCGTCCCGCGCGTTCTACGCGAAGCTGGTCATTCAAAGCCCGCAGCAAGCGGCGACCCAGGCCGGGCCGCAGGTCGTCATGGGCGTGAACATCATCGCCGCGACGGTCTGGGATCCGGAGACGCAGACTTCGACGTGTCACGCGGCGGACATTGACCTCGAGTCCCAGATCACGACCCTGTGGAATGCCCTCGGAGGCATCGATACACCGTCATGAGATTCCACGTCCCGGCACTGCCGCACACGCTGCCGACGAAGGAATACGTGCGCTGCGCCTACACCGAGAAGGTGCGGAAGTTCGGCATCATGATGCCTGGCCTGGGTCATGAAGTCTTCACCTACGTAAGCGACGAACCGCTTCCGCCGGAGAAGTATCTTGAGTTTCCGTTCGACCCGGAGAATCCGGTGTGGCAGCGGCAGAACGAACGCATGATCAACGCGATCAACATCAACGCGGCGCCTGGGGATTTCTTGTGCCTCATCGCCGGCCGTTGCCAGAAGCAGATCGCTGACGCGTTCACTGGCATGCTGCCAGCCGTGGAGTTTGGAATCGGCTACTACGGCGTCTTCGCTCCGTTCCTGGTCTTCGAGTCGTATGCCCACCAGGCCCACGTCTATGGCCGCATGGGGCAGATGACTGGTCGGTTCTACGACGCGGTGATTCCGAATTACTACGACCCACGTGACTTCCCCTTCAGTGCTGAGAAGGATGACTATCTCCTGTTCATGGCGCGGCTGAACGAAGACAAGGGCCTGCACGTTGCGGTCGATATCGCTAAGCGTCTGGGCAAGCGGCTCGTGGTCTGCGGCCAGGGCGTTCCACCGACTGACCCGTGTGTCGAGTACTTGGGCGTCGTCGATGCGGAACAGCGCGGCATCCTGCTCTCGAGAGCGCAGGCTTTGCTGAGTCCGACGTTGTATCTCGAACCATTCGGCGGCGTCGCGGTTGAGGCCCAGTTCTGCGGTACACCAGTCATCACCACAGACTGGGGCGCGTATCCTGAGACCGTGGCACACGGCATCACGGGCTTTCGATGCCGCTACCTGGGCGAGTTCCTGGATGCCGTCGAACAGTGCAGAGGCCTGGATCCGGTGCTGATCAATCGCCGGGCCGTGGACCGCTTCAGCATGGGCGTAGTGGCCCATCAGTATGAAGCGTACTTCTCGCGGCTCACGACGCTCCAGGAACAGGGCTGGTATACTGAAGCGTTGGTTACCGCATGATCTTCGCCGAGGATCAGTTCGCCGAGGGAGTATTTGCCTCGCCACGTGGAGTGGATTTTTGCCATCCAGGTATTGACCTGGTTGGCCGAAGTGTGATGGTCCTCGCGATGGTCGGATCGTACATCGTTGAACTGCCGTTGATGACGTTTGTGCGCTTAGGCCCGGCGGGATCGATTGGAGCGGCAATCCCGGCGCTGTCACTGGTTGGATCGTATCTGCCTGAGATTGAGATGACTGGGGATTCACTGTATGTCGACGAAAATTGATCTCGTCGGCTCTTACGCGCATGCTCTGCCTCTCGTGGGCACGCATCGTCCGGTCATCGACGTGTTAGCAGCTGCGATCGCCGGTGTCAACCTGAGCGGCGAGATGGTAACCGATCTGAACGTGGTCGGCATCCAGGTAGAGACGATCGGCTTAGTCGGCGCATCGGTACAGGTCCTTGAACTCAGTGGAGAAGGCGAGTGCAATTGCTGTTCGTGAGAGAGGAAATCTGATGGCCACAGAAGTTGCACTCGGCGGCGCTGGCGAACTGTTCGTCGGTGAGGACAAGGTCCTGTACCTCGAGGTTCTCGATAACGACCCGGCAAAGAACGGTGTGCCAGTTGACATCGCGGCATGGTCGATCGTCTTCGACATCCGCGAGAAGGATAACGCGACAGTCATCTTGTTGAAGAAGGATGCGGTTGTCGAAGGTGTCTTCGCATCTGTTCGCGTGAACAACACGCAGCGTGCTGTCGTGACCCTGACCAGCGACGAGATGGACCAGTTCAAAGGGTCTAATTTGTCGAGCGGCGCGAAGACGTATCGGCACTCATGGAAACGCACGGACACGGCGAAGGAAACTGTCCTGTGCCGTGGTGATTTTGCGCCTGAGAAGGCAACAGCAGACTGAGGACATTATGAACACTGACGTTCGCATCGTCGCCTTGGCTGGTGCCACCGGCAAATCACGCCTGATGAAGCATGACGGCCGTGAGCACCTGGTCGTGCCTGTCGTCGCCCTGGTCGAGGGCGTTATCCATCCAGTCAATGCGCCGACGCGCGAACTGGTCAAGGCTGACCTGTTCTCGAGGACGTTGTCCTCCTGGAACGGCCGACCACTGTTCGCTGGCCACCCGCTGAAAAACGGTTCGCCAGTCTCCGGGAACACCCCGGATGTCCTCGAGACATGCCTCGGCCGGGTGTTCAATCCCAGGGTTGACGGTAAGCGGCTCCTCATGGAAGCGTGGCTGGACCCGGACCGGTGCGCAGCCAACCCGGAAGGTCGGCGCTTGCTCGAGCGCGCAAAGGCCAATGATCTGATCGAGGTGAGTGTCGGCGTGTTCGTCGATGCAGTGCCCACGATGGGTGAGTGGAACGGCCGCGGCTACAGCGCTGAATGGGCCTCGATGACACCTGACCACCTGGCCCTCCTGGCCGAAGGACAGGTCGGCGCGTGCAGTGCGGCCATGGGGTGCGGCATTCGTGCTGCCCAGGGTGCGGAAGACTTCGACGATGACTTCCGTATCGCATGGCCGGACAAGACCGGCAAGGACTCGCATGGGCGCGACGGATCCGAGGGTCACAGCCATGCGGGTGACGCACTCAACGAGTCGAAATCCGCCGGGGAGCATGTCCGAAAGTTCTCGGATTCTAGCAAGGCTCAAGAACACTTCGATGCAGTCCGTGGTGAACTCAAGAGCCGCGGCTACAAGGAAATGTCCAAGGACAAGGGGCCACGGTGGGAGACCGAGCATCATGTGCATCCGACTGAAGGGCATGTGCACATCACCAAGTCGATGCTTGGTGCTGATAAAGATGCCGGCCGCGATGCGGATGAGCATCATGTCAAGGTCCAGCGCGGCGAACATGCAGGGTTTGCGGAGATGCACCATGAAGCGCCTGGTGGATGGAAAGCCAAGATCACGCGCATCCCGAACTCCGGCGGCAAGGTCTACATGGAAGTGCACAATCCCAAAGGTGCACACATAGGTGGCCGTAAGTATGCGGATCACTTGAAGGCCAAAGATCACCTGAACCGGATGTCTGAGTCGCATACCGAGGTTGGTAAGTTCGTCGGCCATCCAAGCTGGAAGGGTGCCAGTCACAAACTCCTTCAGGCCGCAGACGAGGATTTCCGTGCGGCATGGCCGGACAAGAGCGGGAAAGACGATCACGGCCGACCTGAAGGCGGCGGCGTCCACAGCTACACGCATCCGGTCCACGGCAAGACCGAAGTGGACTACGGCAAGCCCGGTGAAATGAGTGCGCACGACGTGCTTGAGACGCATCTCAGCCTGAAGAAGCAGGGCTATACACTTGACAAGGCCCCCGAGCTGAGCGCGAAGACCACCATCAACGACATGATGAAGAAATTCCCCGGCTTCTCTAAAAAGGCGGTGAATGACGTCGGCAAAGCATCAGCCCACCCAGAAGGCGGCAAAATCACGCGCAAGTTCAAGCAGGATGATCGCGAGGCCGCCAGGAATCACTACGAGAGCCTCAAGATCGAGCTGAAAAGCCAGGGTTTCGCAAAGCAGAGCGCTGACAAAGGTAGCGGCTGGGAGGGTGAGCATTGGCATCACCCGACCAAAGGCCACGTGTCGGTCGAGAAGGCATTTATAGGCGTGATTCCCGGCGACTACGCCAAGGGGCACCGCGGTTTCCACGAGGTCAAGATTCGTGGCGGCCGTTACCTGGCAGCGGCCGAGGAGTGGACCGAAGAGATGCGTGCAGCCGAGGAAGTGACCGAAGAAAACCCTGGTCTGATGTCTAGGATTCTCTCGGCACTGTTCGGATCCATCGCCGAAAGTGACGAGGACGTCGACAACGATGACTTCGAGGAGTTCCGTGCAGCGTGGCCGGATAAATCCGGGCAGGACGACCATGGGCGAGACGGAAGCGGCGGAAATGATGATGTTGATCCGGAGGCGTTCAAACCAGGTGAGAAGCCGAACGTTGGTGATCGTGTAACATTCACAAAAAGTGCTGGCGGTCTTTTCCATCCCAAAAGAGATACGCACGGCGTCGTGAAACGCGTGTCAACCAACAAGAACACGATCGGTCATCACATCATCGTAGTGAGGCCGGATCATCCAGGGCATGGAATGGCGCCTGACGATGAACGGGTTTCGGCGCACTGGCTGAAGAGATTCAAGCTCAAGGTGGCATCTGCCTCCGAGGAAGAGGAAGAATTCCGCGCGGCGTGGCCAGATAAGAGTGGCAAGGATGACCATGGCCGCGGGCTGGATTCAGCGCACATCGGCGAAGGGCACGTAGAAACCTCGGAACAGTACCATGCCGGAGCTGCGGCGCACGTGCTCGGCATCCGGGTTCCTGGTCACACCACGGTCCACAGCTATCGCCGGGCCGGGAACGACTGGGAGCACGAGAAGCTTGGCCCAGTGAAGGACAAGAATCTCAAGTGGATGCTGAATCGGGCATCTGAGATGGTGGTCAAGGACGATCGAACTGACCGCAAGCTCAAGACGCTGGTAAAGTCAGAAGAGTTGGAATTGCGTGCCGCCTGCGGGTGCGGAGGTACGTGCGACGAATGCACCCATGACCATGCCGCGATCGCGGCTGAAGGAGAAAAAGACATGGAAAGGAAGCAGCGTATCGCGGCGCTGGCCGCGAACCCACACAGCACTGTCAAGAGTCTGAAGGCTCTCGAAGTGCTGACCGACGAGGAACTCGAGCAGGCCGAGAAGGCCGCAGCTGCAGCCAAGGCCTCGGCTGACAAGGCCACGGAAGACGGCGACGCGCTGAAGACCGCGCAGGCCAGCATCAAGGCTCTCGAGACGGCGGCCGAGACCCTGAAGACCGAGGATGGTTTCCTCGCGGCGGCACCCCAGTCGATCCGCGACATCGTTGCCGGCAACAAGGCAACTCTCGCGGCCAAGACCGATGCGCTCATCGGCCAGCTCAAGACCGCACAGTCCGCGTTCACGGAAGAAGAGCTGAAGGCCAAGCCGATCGGTGAGCTCGAGAAGCTCGCTGCCCTGGCGAAGGTCGAAGCCCCCGCCGATTACTCCGGTCGTGGCATCCCACGCTACGCTCAGGAGTCGCCGGCATCGTTCGCCCCGCCCGACCCGTACGCCGAAGACCTGAAGGCGCTCCAGGCCGCGAAGTAAGCAGCGTCACCAGACTCGCGTTCCGAACTTTCACTTAGGACAGGAGAACAGTAGCAATGGCAATCACCCGAAACGCACCGAACGTGGTGTACCTGGGCGGGCCAAGGGTCGAAAACAACACGCTGGCGGCGAAGGAAGTCATCACCCCCGGCATGCTCGTCGACCCGGATTCGACCGGCGGTGTCAACCGCTGGAAGAAGGCCGCAACCGCTGGTGGCCCCGGCACGACCTTCGCCACCGACCAGGCGATGCTCAACAAAGGCGTCGATGACGTCTACAACATCAACGATCTGGTCGAGACCAGCACGATGGGCCAGGGCGCCACCGTGTGGGCGCTCATCGCATCCGGCGCGAACGTTGCATTCGGCGCCACCCTCCAGAACGCCGGCAACGGCAAGCTCGTGGCCGGTGCTGGTGCATCGCAGGCCTTCCGCGCGCTCGAGGCAATCAACAACACTGCGGGTCCTGGTGACGCGCGCATCCGAGTGGAGGTGCTGTAGCCATGCGCTTCAACACCATGCGGTACACCGCGGCGGCGGACAACAGTCCCCTCGCGGACACGGTTCTCCGGGCCCTGGAGCAGGGCGGAAACCTCGACATCCCGTCGTTCCGCGCCCCGGGCTTCCGTGCCCTGGCGCCGCTCGTTGACAAGGCGCAGGTCCTCCTGGACAAAGCGGTCATCAAGGTCGGGCTTCAGCGCCTGACGTTCGTGGCCGACATCCTCGCGGAAGGCCTGACGTACAACCTCAACGATCCGCTGTCTGTCACTCAACTCGAGTGGAACAAGCAGAACAAGGTCGGAGCCGCGTACCGCAGCATGACGCCCTCGTCGCGCTACGAGAACAAGCTCCCGATTGTTCTGCCCCAGCGCCTCCCGATCTACCTCACGATGGACGGCTTCGAGCTGGACATCCGCACGCTCAAGGTCTCTCAGCGGGTCGGCACGCCGCTGGACACCTCGAACATCGAAGCCTGCACTCGCGCGGTCAACGAAGCCATCGAGGACGCGGCCATCAACGGCGCGACGACTCTCGATGGTCAGGACCTCGTGGTGGCCGGCTACAACGCGCCCGGTCTGCTGAACGCACCGAACGCCAACACCCAGCAGCTCACAGCGGCTGCGTGGGGCGGTGCGGCACCGAACGGCACGACCGTCCAGTCGGAAGTGCTGTCCATGATCACGAAGGAGCAGGCGGACAAGAAGTACGGTCCGTACAACCTGTACGTGCCGACCGCGGTTGGCATCTCCCTCAACATGGACTTCAAGGCGAACGGCAACGACTCGATCCTCCAGCGTCTCCAGGAGATCAACGTCGGCGGCCGCAACCTGCGCATCCGCACTGCTGACATGATGCCAGCCAACAAGGTGGCACTCGTGCAGATGACCTCGGACGTGATCGAGATCGTCGACGGCCAGCGTCCCACGGTGATCCCGTGGACGTCGCTCGACGGCTTCAAGGTCAACAACCTGGTCATGGGGATCATGATCCCGCGCGTTCGTTCCGACTACGACGGCAACTCCGGCGTCTGCATCGGCACGCTCGCCTAGGCATCACAGACCCGGGTGTGGCTCGCCCGGGTCAACTTTCAGCATCAGTCAGAAGGAGATAGATCATGGCAGAAGAGAAAAAGCCCGACACGGTAACCGAGGAAGTACGGATTTCTGCGGCAGATCTGGCGGACATCCGGGCGAAGCTCAAGGAAGCATCGGACGCCGCGAAATCGGCAGAGGCTCGGGCTATTCGCGCTGAGAACAGTGCGGCTGAAGCCAAGGGTCAGGCCGCGAGCGCCGTTGCTGGAACTGTTCTCGGGATTCCGGCCAAGGACAGCAAGATCGCGGAGTTCGGCGGCTCTCCTGGTATGCCGTTCGCGATGTATGGAGAGTTCGGCGACCCTGGGGTTGTCACGCTCAATGGCCGCGTTGTTCAACTGACCGCGTGGCGTGATGGTTCGGTCAAAGGCCTGGTGCCGGCAGACATGCAGCCGGGTCCTGTCAAGATCGAGATCGACGGCCAGGCGATGAACGTTAAAGCGCAACTGAGGTAACCATGCCACTCGATCCGACACCCGGTGCGCCGACTGCAAACAGTTACCTCACTCTCGAGGAAGCGCAGCTGTACTACCAGTCTCGGGCTCCACTGCCGGCCTGGGAATCAGCGCCCAGTCAGGAAGCGTTGTTGATGCACGCTACAAGGCTCATCGACGCAATGTATTCTGGCGTCCGGATGAAGGTGAGTGGCGGGAGCGGCCAACCTGCAACCTACGTGGTTGCGCCGATGTGGACAGGCCGGGCTACGTCGCCTGAGACACAGGCCCTGTGCTGGCCGCGCGAAGGGATGATGAACCGCAACGGTGCACCCATCCCGAATGACGTGATTCCGCCGTCGCTCAAGGAAGCGGTTGCGGAGTTCGCGGGTCAACTGGCCGTTGCTGACCGGAGTCTGGATAACACGGCGGCTGTCCAGGGCATCACGAACGTCAAGGCTGGTTCGGTCTCAGTCTCGTTCGCCGGCATCGATGGGGTCATGGTCACGAAGGTTATCCCCGATGTGGTCTCGTTCCTCCTGGTTCCGTCCTGGTATACCCAGGAGACGATCGAGGGCTCACTGTCCTTCGAGTTCGAGGTGATTGAATGACGATTCTCAGCCAAGGCGTCTCCATCATCGACAGCGTGACCAAGTCGCTTGGCATGCAGGGTGACGTGAAGCACAAGATGTTCACCGGTGACGGTGGTGTCGGTGATGCGGGATTCAAGATAGTCAACCGCCAAGCGGCCATCGAGATGAAGCAACGGCAGTTTCGGACGTTCAGCGGTGAGCTTGGCGTGAGCAAAGCCGTTCTGACGTTCACAACGCCGATTCCGATCACGGAGTTCGATGAGATCTACCTCGCAGATGGGACCGGCGGCAAGGTCATGGGCGTAGGCACTCCAGTTGACGCGACAGGTCATCTCATCGCCGAAGTTTATCTATAGTCAGAATCAGTCAGAGGCGACATGGAAACACGGCAGCGGTTACTCTGGATAGGTGACGCCGGGGCCTCAACAGGCTTTGAGCGCGCAACTCGGTACATCTGTGCCGAGCTGAACAAGACGTACGAAGTGCATGTCCTCGGGATCAACTACCACGGCGATCCACACGGCTATCCGTTCAAGGTGTGGCCGAGCATGCCGGGCGGCGATTTCATGGGCGTTGGCCGAGTGAAGCAGTTGGTTGAGCACCTCGGGCCGTCGGTCATCGTGGTGCAGAACGATCCGTGGCATATCCAGGCCTACCTGGAACGAGCCGGCAACGTCCCGGTGATTGGCTACATCGCCATTGATGGCAAGAATGCCAAGGGGACTGAGCTGAACGGTCTCGCGCATGCGGCGTTCTGGACCCAGTTCGCCCTGGATGAAGCGCGGAAGGGCGGTTACGTCGGTCAAGCGTCCGTGATTCCGCTTGGCGTGGACCTTGAAATCTACCAACCAGCCGACCGCTTAGCGGCTCGAGAGCGGACCGGAATGGCTCGAGCGATTTCGCGGCGCGGCTTAGCGGCCGATTCCTTCATCGTCGGTGTCGTGTGCCGGAACCAGTGGCGCAAGCGACTGGACCTGACGATGGAGTATTTCGCTGAGTGGGTGCACTCGAGGGGTATCACGGATGCGCTGCTCTGGGTGCACTCGGCACCAAGCGGCAACGACGCGTGGGACCTGATCGATATGGCCAAACTGTTCCGCATTGCGGAGCGTGTGGCTGTGCCGAAGATTCCGCTGTCAGTCGAAGGCACGCCGGAACCCATCATGGCGCGGACCATCGCGTGCTTCGATGCACTCTTCACGACAACCCTGGGCGAGGGGTTTGGTCTGCCGATGTTCGAGGCAATGGCCTGCGGTGTGCCAGTGATTGCCCCGAACTGGTCGGCTCTGGGGGAGCTCCTCCATGGCGCCGGATACCTGGTCGATTGCACGTCCATCGCGGTGCATCCAGATCAGACCAACACAGTCGGCGGTGTAATGGACAAGCGTCAAGCCGTCGATGCGCTCGATGCACTGTATCGAGATCACAGCCACCGCAGAATGCTCAGCGCATCAGGGCTTCTTCGTGTGCATGAAGATCGGTTCCGGTGGGAGTCCGCCGGGGCGTCATTCACAGACCTGGTAAAGACGACCCTGGCGGGTCGAGCCGTAGAGTTCTCGATGGCTGAATAAATGGCTGGCAACAAGTGGTTCTACTACAACACCAAGAGTGCTACGCAGGACATGTCGAAGATCAAGGAGCGCTTTCCGCTGATCCTCGCCGCTGCGGCGTATCAGGAGTTGGCCGTAGAAGCCAGAGAGATGAAGGCTCGCACACCGGTCTGGAATCCAGAACGGAAAGTGCCGCCAGGGCATGCGCCTGGTTCGCTGCGTGCGAGTGGTCGTCTCTCACCACCAGATATTCAGCCTGGAAAGATCACGTTCGTCTTCTCCTTCGGCAATCAGGTTGTGAACTATGCCCTGTTTGTGCATGAAGATCCGGATGCCTTTCACGCGACAGGTGAATGGAACTTCATGCGTGGTGTGCTCCATGAGTCGGCGCCATTCTTGCCTGCGCGCATCGCAAAGCACTTGGTCGGCGACTTCAGGACCATTCCGTACAGTCTGGAGTTAGTGGAATGGGAAGCTTGATCATCGATGATCTCGAGACGCGGCTGATCGACAAGGGTGTCTGTAGTGGACGGGGCGTGGATCTCTTCAAGAACCGCGCAGCGAAGATACCCGAGGGTCCAGGGCCGTACCTCACACTCGTGGGAATCGGCGGTTCGATACCTGAGCGTCGGAATGGGACTTCGCCGTTCTACGGCAAGCCCTCGGCGCATATCACTGTTCGAGCAGCCACATCGACGATTGCCAAGGAGAAAATCCTCGAGGCAATGTCCGTGTGCGACGTCAACAACGAGATTATCGGCGGCACGTTTTACCTTTGGATTCGGCCGAATACGTCAGAACCGCAGGAACTAGAGCCAGACGAGCGAGGCAGACCACGCTTTACATTCGCACTAACTGCGATGGGCAGACCCACCACCACACAGTAGAAGGAGAACGAGAGACATGCTTCCAGACAAACCGGCACCGCGGGTAGTCCCGCAAGTACCACAGGAAGGCCTCCAGGGCATTTCCTCGCACGGCACCACTATCGAGATGATGCCGGTCGGAGAAGTTGACTGGATCGAAATCGCCGAGCTCGGTGATCTCCAGATGCCTGGGTTCACGCGGAACGAGTTCGACATCACACCGCACTCGAAGAACATCGACCAGTACGTCGTCGGCGTCCTCCGCAGGGATCCGGTGACGTTCCCGATGTTCTTCAACAAGCAGATCACGTCGCACCAGATCCTCCAGGCCGCGCAGCTGAACTCCGACAGCAACACCAACATGAAGAACGGCTTCAGGGTGTCGTCGCCGGACGGTGGCGTGCTGGTGTTCTCGGGCGCAGTCAAAGAGATGAAGCAGACCAACCCGGTCGACGGCGTGCAGACGGCCAACGTGGTCATCCGCGCGACGGGCAACTTCATCCTCGACGACGTGGAATACGGCGACTAGTTTCGCCACTCGGTCAGTGCGGAGGTGTTAGCATGGGTCAGTTTAATGTCACGATAACAGCGATCGGTCCCGACGGTTGCGACCGGCGCTCGCAACCAGGGGACAAGCTGCACGGACGATGTGGGAAGTTCGGGTGCCCGGACTGCATGTCCTACGACTTCGTGCAGCAGATGCGGCAGAAGGGCTTCACGATCGCTGAAGCCCAGATCACGCACAACTTCGGTCGCAAGGACCACGAGGTCATTGACGACTTGCAGCGCAACGAACGGAAGTCCGGGTCGTTCTGACCCGGACAACTTCAGAGGAGACAGATTCAGATGGAAAAGAAAGATCTCACGCTCGACGATATCATTGCCGTAGAAGACCTGAAGCCGGTGCCGTTCAACGTCCCGGAGTGGGGCGGCACGATCTACTTCAAGGTCATGTCAGCCAAGCGTGCCATCAAGTTCCGCGAGCAAATGCGCTCTGGAACTGGTGGCGACACCGTGGTGAACATCTTCGCGGAATGCGCATGCACGGCGGACGGGCGTCAACTGTTCGCCGAGCCGGAAGCAATGGCAAAGCTGAAAGAAAAGAGCTTTGCGGTGTTTCTTCGTGCCCAGGACTTCCTGCTGCAACTGAATGGCATGGCGCGGCCAGACAAGAGCTGGGCATCGGTGCTCAGCATTCTTCAGTCGGCAGGCGTCGACGGCAATGTCATCGCACTGGTGAAGCAGAAGTGGGATGACGCCGATGAGGCTGAAGTAAAAAACGGCTAAAGAGAGGCACAGAACTACGGCTCGCATTCGACCTGGCCGTTACACTTGGGCATTCGCGTCCGATGCAGATGCTGAAGGATATGACGGCGGTCGAGTGGGAGCTGTGGAAAATGTATCTCTCACTGAACCCTGTTGGTGAAGACCGCGAGGACTTGCGCACGGCGCAGATCGCGCAGGCAATTTGGAATGTCCAGATTGCGAAGACGGCCGGACGTGGACGCACGCCACAGTACCGACCGCTTAAAGATTTCTTGTTGCTGATTGGCGACCGGCCAGACCCGAATGCGCCGACGCGCCGTCAGACTGCGAAGGAACAGTGGGCTATTCTCAAGGCCACGTTCCTCAAGTTCGCTAAGCCGAAGAAGAAGAAGCCCGAACAGCCGGCGTCTTAGGGGGTAGGGTTGGCCACAGAAATCAGTGACATCACTAGTAAAGTCACCCTCGAGAATAAGTTCACGCCGGAGGCCGAGAAGGTCATCGCTTCAACAAAGAAGATTGATGACTACTGGCAGAAACTTGCAGACACGGCCGATAAGCGACTCGACAAAGCCTTCAGCAAAGTCGAAGCCTCGATGGCGAAGCACGAGGGTGCAACCGCTAAGCTTGGCTCTTCGGCAACTTCAGCGGCCGCTGGCATAGGTGCCCTGGGTGTCGCGGTCGGCGCTGGTGTCATCGCTATCGAGGCGATCGGCACTGCCATGAACTTCGCCTGGGAACAGGGCACGAAACTGGTCAAACTGTTCCCAGAAATGGCGATCGAAGGATCGCGCATTAGCAGTATCGCCTCGAACTTCGATCACTTGACTGAGAGCGTTGGCAAGGTCGGCGCTGAACTGGTCGGCGCTTTGCGTGAAGGCACGCACCGCACGGTCGATGATCTCACGCTCATGACGAAGGTGAGCGCGAACCTGGCGGCTGGTCTGGACCTGACGGCTGACCAGTACAAGATCATGTCGACGGCATCCCAAGCCCTGGCCCAAGCCACCGGCACGAATGTCGTAACGGCCCTCGATAAAGTCAACCGGGCGCTGCTCACCGGCAACGCCGCAGGGTTGAGTCAGCTCACAGGCCGCATCAATATGATCGCGGCTGAAGAGAAATTCGCGAAAGCCCTGAACACCACCCGCGACCATCTGAGCGAGGAAGGCCGGATCGAGGCGCACCGACTCGGCATCATCGATGCCATGGCCGATGCCCAGAAGCGTCTCGGCGTGCAGACCGATGGCGTCGGCGATATGGTTGACCAGGTCTCCACGCTGTGGACCAACTTCCAGAATAAGCTGAAACAAACGATCGCAGAATCACCCGCTGTTGTCGCGGCCTTCACGGGCATCCGCGATGCGATCACAGCGATCTTCGATCAGAATCAGCAGAAAACAATTAACGCCATCAACGACAGTATCAAGTCCATCGGCGTTGTGCTGATTGACATCGCTGAGATAGCCGTACGCGTTGTCATTATCATTGGGCAGCAGATCGCAGGGCTGCTCATAAAGATCAATGAGTTCCGCCTCGGTGTCATGGGCGCGGAATCGGCATGGCTGAACTTCAAAGCAGGCAACGCAGAGAACGCCGCGAAGTCGAAAGAGATCCAGGACCTGAACAAGCAGATAGGTATCCTGGCCGACAGCACACTGCAACTTCTCAATCTGCGCGACAACGCGCCTGCGATGTCCGAGGCTGTCATAACGCAACTCGAGATCATCAAGGGCAAGATGTTGAACGCCGGCAAGGAAGCGGGCCAGCTCTATGGCACCGGCTTCGGCGGCGCAGCGCTTGGTCCTGCGGTGCTCGGCGGACAGTTGAACCAGGGTGTGCTTGGTGGTGTACTGAGTCTACCAGGTGCCGGCGGCGCAAAGAAACCTGGTGACGACAACTCGAGGTTCCTGAAGACACCGACATCCGAGACGAACAAAATACAGGCTGATACGTTGGCTGGCATCGACAAAGCCGCGGCGTATTGGGACCAGTACTTCACGCTGGTTGAGAAGGGTTCCTCGGATTTCTACCAGGTTGAGCAAAATCAAATCGAGCGCTGGTACGAGCACGAGAAGGCCACTCTCGAGAAGAGCATCAAGACCAACAAGGATTACGTCAACGACAAGATCGCGCTCGATGTGCTCTACGACCGCAAGCGGCAGGAAGCC